TGATGTGTTCTGGCAGGCAGATGGTAAGAAAATTACTATCGTACCACATGACTATGCTAAGTTTCTGCAAAAACATGGCTTTGCTAAGTACTATCCGGAACGGAGTAACAAGCCTACCTATGTGTACATTGAGGAAAACAAGGTTAGTGAGAGCTCAGTGGAGCTAATCAAGGACTTTGTACTCAAGTACTGCCTAGCTAAGAGTGAACTTGATGTCTACAATCACTGTGCTAAGAGTGCTCAACTCTTCACCGAGTCTCACCTGAACATGCTAGAGTCCATTGATATGCGTATCCTGCAGGACAGCCGGTATGTTAGTTACATCCCATTTCTTAACGGAGTGGCAAAGGTATCCAAGGACAAGGTGGAGCTCATGAGCTACATTGATATTGATGGCTACATTTGGAAAGAGCAAATAATCAAAAGAAAATATACTCAAATCGCGATACACGATAATAATTTTCAAGATTTTGTACATAAGGTATCAGCACAGGATGAACAACGTATCAAAGCAATGGAGTCAACACTTGGCTACCTCATCCACACTTTCAAAGATAAGACTGACCAAAAGGCAATCATCTTTAATGACCAAGAGATTGATGATAACCCTAATGGAGGTAGTGGTAAGAGCTTGATGTTGACAGCCATCGGCAATATCCGTAAGATTATTAAGATAGATGGTAAGGCATACAACCCAAGTAAGAATGACTTTGTGTACCAACGGGTTAACATGGATACTCAGGTGCTAGCATTTGATGATGTGAAAAAACACTTTGACTTTGAGCAACTGTTCTCACTAATCACTGAGGGCATACCGGTCAATAGAAAAAACAAGGATGAAATCTACATCCCATTTGAACGTTCACCCAAGATAGTTATCACTACCAACTATGTGATTAGTGGTGCCGGTACCTCACATGATCGTAGGAGACATGAGATAGAGTTCTTTCAGTACTTCAACTCACAGCGTAACCCACAGGATGAGTACGGTAAACTATTGTTTGATGAGTGGAGTACAGATGAATGGAGTGCATTTGATAACTACATGCTATCTAACCTGCAGATGTACTTACAGAATGGATTGGTGAGAAGTGTATCCATTAATGCTAATGCTAAGCGTTTCATCCAAAACACATGCAAGGAGTTCTATGACTATGTCATGGATGGGAATATCTCATTGGATGTACGACACTACAACAAGAGCAGCATTGAGTCATTCCAAGCAGATACCAATGGGTTCAAAGATATTGACAGCAGGAAGTACCTTAAATGGGTGCAAGCCTATGCAACCTATAAAGGCTATAAATTTACTAAAAACAAAGACCAACATGGCAGATATTTTGAACTAACTAAGCAAGATTGAAAATGATACAGATAACAAACGAAGATAACATGGAGCTCATGGCTCGATACCCTGATAAGTATTTTGACTTGGCAATAGTTGACCCTCCGTATGGGATTGGAGCAAGTAAAAGAAAAAACAAAACAAAAAATTCAGTAATACAATACACTTCAAAAGATTGGGATAATCAAATACCTAAAAAAGAATACTTTGACGAATTATTTAGAGTATCAAAAAACCAAATAGTTTGGGGGGGAAATTATTTTTCTTTATCCCCTACAAGATGTTTTTTAATATGGGATAAATGCCAGCCTGAAGGATTAGATCAAGCTATGTGCGAAATGGCTTGGACTTCTTTTAATTTTTCAGCTAAAATTTATAAAACTTCAATTCAACAAATACAATTTACTAGAACTCATCCTACTGAAAAACCAACAAAATTATATAAATGGATACTTGACAAATACGCAAAGCAAGGCGACAAGATACTTGACACCCATCTAGGCTCAGGCTCAATAGCAATAGCATGCCATGACTATGGGTTTGACCTAACAGCATGTGAACTTGATAAGGAATACTTTGATAAAGCTATGGAACGAATTAATAACCACAAAGCACAAACAAAACTATTCTAATGAAAAAAGAATATAAGGCACTGCTTCATGAGCTGAAGCTTCAACGCTATGCCATTACTCATCCTAATTACCCACAAGATTATATTCCAAAAACAATGTACAAAGACTCAACGGCCAATGGCCTAACCAAAGCAATATGTGATTATATCACTTTACATGGATATCAAGCCGAACGTATCAATACCATGGGTGTAGCCCGTACTAAAAAGTCTACTGATGGTAGAGTACTGGGAGTAACATGGACCAAAGGAACGGGAACTGCAGGGAGTGCCGATATATCTGCTACCATCAAAGGCCGGTCAGTTAAGATTGAGGTCAAGATTGGTAAGGATAGGCAGTCTGAGGCTCAGAAGAGATACCAGGAGAACATCGAAAAGGCAGGAGGTATCTACTACATTGCTAGAAATTTTGATGATTTTGTAGATTTTTTTAATGATTTTGTAAATAAGTAGAATTTATTTGTATATTTGTAGAAATTTAATACTTAAAAATTATGGCAACAGTAAGAAAAGACAAAACAACAGGAGAATTAGTAATTTCTAATACTCCTACAGAGAAAACAGCACCTGAGGTGGTTACCCTCAACATCTACCAAAAATTGCACTGTGCTAAGCAGTCAATGGGTAAGGTCATTAAGAATGCCACTAACCCACATTTCAAGCGTTCATACGCTGATATTAACAGCATCATTGAGACCGTTGAGCCTATCCTAATGGATTGCGGCCTAATCTTAATGCAGCCGGTTAAGGATGACAAGGTATATACCATCATCATTGATATTGAGAATGGGGATAGATTTGAGTCATACATGACATTGCCTCCAATTACGGATGCACAAAAGTTAGGGAGTGCAGTTACTTACTTCCGTAGATATACGCTAGTGAGTTTACTATCCCTGCAGGCAGTAGATGATGATGGTGAGACTGCAAGCAAGGCACCAAAGGCAAAGCCTACATTGGATGGTGAAAGATGGGATAAGGCACTGAATGCTGTCAAAGCAGGTAAGTTCACTCCTGAGCAGATTAAAGAGATGTACAACCTAACTAAAGAGCAGGAGGCACAGCTATGAAATTTAGAGCATCACAATTAGGAAAATTAATGACCTCCTCCCGTACTAAGGGGGAGGCATTGAGCCAAACAGCTAAGAGCTACATCATCCAACAAGCCAAAGAGGACTTCTTTGAGTACAGGAGTGAGCTGAACAGCAAGTATATCACTAAGGGACTAGCACAGGAACAGGATAGTATTGACCTGCTTAACTTGGTTAGGCTAGAGGACTACAAAAAGAATGAGGAGAGGGTAGAGAATGAGTGGTTATCCGGATGCTGTGATATCATCACTGATACATCCATCATAGATATTAAGACCTCATGGTCATTAGATACGTTCCCTGCTACTACATACGAGCTCAAGGACTTATCTGACTATGAATGGCAAGGTAGAGCATACATGTGGCTATATGATATGCCTAAATTTGAGCTGTGCTATGTCATGGTAACTACTGCTCCTGAGATTATGGGTGAGTATGAGAATGGAGCACTGCACTATGTAGATCACATTGCACCTGAAAAGCGTATCACATCCATTACCTTTGAAAGAGATAAAGAGATTGAGATACAGATGGCTGAGAGGCTTATCTTAGCTACTGAATTTTATAACGAAGTACTAACCCAATTAAAAGATAAATAAAATGGAAAGAGCACGTAGAGGTAGAGGTAGACCTAAAAAAGATAACAATTTTGTTACTCATATATCATTAAGATGTACTGAAGAAGAAAAAGAAATGCTTATTGAATTAGCAAGAGAACGAAAAATGAGCAGAGGTGCAATGTTTAGACTTTGGATAAATTATTTAAATAGTAACCCAATGGCATTGCCATCACATGAAAAACAACCTAAAAGAAAAGAGATATCTTTATTCTGGGGATTAATATCTATAAAATGAAAACACGAGAAGAATTTTTTGAGGCAGCAGTGATAGCTGCCATGCAGGGCCTACTGGCTTCATCAGGACACTACCGGGATGAGTT